GCCTGCGTGCGCCTCTCCATCAGCCGCACAGAGCAAGCGCTGGAAAAGGCGCATGGCGCTGCGCGGGCGCACGCCTTTCTGCTGCGCTTCGCCAGGCAAACGCTGCCACGTCTGAAGGCAGTGAACGCCCGCTACCAGAACGATTGTTTGCAATCACGCGTCTCAAAAGCGGTATTCAATGGCCATTTCGACACGGCTTTCCAGCAGGCGCTGGCTGGTCGGCTGGTCGATCTGGTTCACCGCTATAACAAGTTAGCGGACTGCAACCGGGCCAGCGTCGATCGCCTGGCGGAAGATATCGCCCACTTTATCCGTGGCGAGCTGGCAGATATTGATGCCGATGAGCAGACTGAGCTGAAAATCCTGCACCGCTGGTACCACCACGCCGCGCTTATCGCCCTGCAATTTAACGTCATCCCGCCGCACTGGCAGCGCGTGACGCAACACCGCGTCTGCGCCGAGGATCTTGCCCCGGCGGTGATCCGTCTTTTCAGCGAGCAGTGGTGGCGCGGTCATCTTCGCCGCGCAGCGGCTCAGTGGCGCGAGCATCTGCACATCGCGCTGGGCGTGGTGAGCCGTAAAACGCAGCCCTACGCCAGCCGGGACTGCATCACCACCTGGCGCGAACAAAAGCGCCGCCACCGCGCGTTTCTCAAAAGCATGGAGCTGGAGGATGAAGAGGGAAACCGCATCAGCCTGATTGATAAGCATGACGGGTCGATAGCCAACCCGGCGATCCGCCGCTGCGAGCTGATGACGCGCATCCGCGGTTTCGAAACTATCTGTCAGTCCCTTGGCTACGTCGGTGAGTTTTACACGCTGACCGCCCCTGCCGCCTTTCACGCTACCTCCCATACCGGGCATCGCAATCTGAAATGGAACGGCGCCAGCCCGGCGCAAACCCAGGGCTACTTCACTCGTCTGTGGGCGCGCATTCGCGCCAGGCTGCACCGCGATGGCCTGCGCATTTTTGGTATTCGCGTTGCGGAGCCGCATCACGATGGCACCCCGCACTGGCATCTGCTGCTGTTTATGCAGCCGCAGGAGAGAGAGAAGGTGCGCGAGATCCTGCGTGATTTTGCCCACCAGCAAGATAGCGAGGAGCTGCGCAGCGACAAGGCGCGGAAAGCCCGTTTTCATGCCGAAGCGATCGATGCGCAAAAAGGGAGCGCGACAGGATATGTGGCGAAGTATATCGCCAAGAATATCGACGGCTACGCGCTGGATAATGAAACCGACCACGAAACGGACGCGCCGCTGAAAGAGAGCGCCTGCGCGGTCTCCGCCTGGGCGGCGCGCTGGCATATCCGCCAGTTTCAGTTTGTCGGCGGCGCACCGGTCACCGTCTACCGGGAATTACGCAAAATGGCCGACAGCGCCACGGCCAAAGGGCTGAGCGTGGAGTTCGCCGAAGTACATGATGCCGCCGATAACGGCGACTGGGCTGGCTACGTTAATGCTCAGGGCGGCCCGTTCGTGCGCCGTGACGATCTGCAGGTACGCACCCTGTATCAGGCAGAGGAGGAGTTTAACCAGTACGGCGAACCGACCGTTCGTATTCGCGGCGTGTATGACACCGTCATCGGCAGCGGTTCACCGGTGCTGACGCGCCTGAAGAAGTGGACCATTGTGCCGAAGCGCGCGGCGGCGGTTTTTCAGGGCGCGGCTGCGCCCGCTTGGAGTTCTGTCAATAACTGTACGCCCTTCGAGCCGGGTAAACCGCTAACGAATTATGAGCGGCGGCAACTCACCCGCCGGCTGCGGGAAGGGATCCTCAGCGAACGAAACGGGAGGTTAAAAACCGATCTCAACATCATTGAGAATAATGACTTTTTGGCAAGCGATAGATGGTCAGAATATTTGTCACTTCACAATACTGTTTTTTTATCAGCGACATAGTGATTAGACAAAATAATCTTCGCTTCCCATAAATATCCAGCCTATGATACTGTATAAACATACAGTAAGAGAATTCATGAGAGGAATTCATGGTCTTTGAACGACTAAATAAGACTCAGCACAAATGGGCATGCGTGCAATTCATTGCCGAGGTGTCGCTTATCGCCAACTGCAAGCCTTCCGACCTGAAGCTGGCCTTGAGCCTGATTGCGGACCTGGCAGAGAGCGAGAACACTACTCCCGATGATGAGGATATTTATTACAAAGCCGAATAGCCCGCCGACCGCCATTCCGGCCACTCTCTTTACCGTACTCTTACGCACCGGTTAGCCTTTCCCTCGCCCGGTGCGTCGCTTTTTCCCCCCGTTGTTGTGCCAGCCACGCGCCAGCACCAGGCCATAGCCCTTAGCCTCTCTGTTGCGGAAACTTAACCATGGAAAAAACCTTCCGGATGGTAAGAGACGCAAAACGATGAATGCGATAACACAACAAGGCGACACCCTCGATCTGATCTGCCTGCGCTACTACGGGCGAACGGCGGGCGTCGTCGAACGCGTGCTGGCCGCCAATCCTGGTCTTGCCGAGCTGGGCGTCGTGCTCCCGCATGGCACCACCCTCACCCTGCCCGATGTCGCGGTGCAGACCATGCAGGAGACGGTAAATCTATGGGCGTAAGTATCGAGAGAATCAGCTCGTCGCTGGCCTACTGGATTAGCGTCGCCCTGACCTTTTTTGGCGCGATGACGCCGCAAGACTTTGCCGCTTACTTCGGCGCGCTCGGCGTCGCCATGACCGTCGGCGTGAACTGGTATTACCGCCGTAAAAGCTATCTGTTCCTCAAATCCTGTGCGGTGAGCCAGGAGGTGGTCAATGGGCTTACCCGTTAAACGCTGTAGCGCGGCGGCCGTACTGGCGCTGGCGCTGCTGCTGCCTGATTTTCATCTGCTGCACACCTCGCAGGCGGGGCTGGCGCTGATTACCGATCTCGAAGGCTGCCGTCTGCGCCCCTACCAGTGCAGCGCGGGAGTCTGGACCTCGGGGATTGGCCACACGGCGAAAGTGATTCCCACGCGCGATATCAGCGAAAAAGAGGCCGCCGTCAACCTGGTTGCCGACGTGCTGAACGTTGAGCGCCGCCTGGCGCACTGCGTGCCGGTGGAGATGCCGCAACCGGTCTATGACGCGGTAGTCAGTTTCACCTTTAACGTCGGCAGCGGCGCGGCGTGCGCCTCAACGCTTGCCTGGCACCTGCGCCAGAAGGCGTGGAAACAGGCCTGCGATCAGCTGCCGCGCTGGGTCTATGTCGATGGCGTACGCAACCGCGGGCTGGAAAACCGCCGCCAGCGCGAGCGCGACCGGTGCCTGCAGGGGGTGAAATGAGTGCCCGCCTGGTGGTGGTAATAGCGCTCCTGGCGACGCTGACCGGGCTGTGGTTGTTTGAGCAAAACCACGCTCTGCGTGCCTCTTTAGCCAACGCGCAGCAGCTGGCGCGGGATCAGAACGCCACGCTGACGCGCCTTAAAACCGCCCTCAACGCCACCGCCGAACTGGCGGCAAAGAACCAGCAGGCGCAGGTCACACTGCGCCAGCAGATCGATGCCGCCAGCGCGCAGGCGCTGCAACGAGAAAACGCGATCGCGAGGTTATTAAATGAGAACGAGGCTTTTCGCCACTGGTATCGCACTGAGTTACCTGATGCTGTGCGCCGGGTGCACCAGCGCCCCGCCTGCCCCTCCGCCGCTCATTGTTTACAACAGCTGCCCGCAGGTCAGCCTCTGTCCGATGCCGGCAAGCGCGCCGCAAACTAACGGCGATTTGAGCGCCGATATTCGCCAGCTTGAGCACGCGCTGGTGCAGTGCGCGCTGCAAGTTGAAACCCTTAAACATTGCCAGGATGAGATCAATGCTAAAACCCAACTCTCTGCGCAGCGCCCTGATTAACGCCGTCCCGGTGCTGCACGATACCCCCTCGATGCTGCGCCTGTGGGTCGACAAAGGCAGCAATATCGCCACGCTCGCCAGCTCTTTATCGTTTGAAAAACAGTTCAGCCTTAACGTCGCGATCACCGGTTTTGGCGGCGATATCGACACGCTGTTTGTGCCGGTGATGGCCTGGCTGCGCGATAACCAGCCCGACATTCTCTCCGTCGAAGCGGGGCAGAAAGGCGGCTTTAGCTGGACGCTGCTGACCAACGCCGACGGCACCCAGGATGTGACGATGGTGCTGCAACTGACCGAGCGCACCCAGGTGAAAGAGGTCAACGGCGCGCTGATTGCCGAAACGCTGCCGGAGCCGCTGCCGCCGGCCTTCGTCACCCGTCCGAAAGAGCTCTATATCAACGGCGAGCTGGTGAGCCGCTGGCAGGCGTGATCGCCTGCACCCTACGCCACGGGCTGCGTTGTGCCAAAAGCCGGACAGCCTTGTTCAATTTTCAAAACCGGGGACGCATAGCATCATTTCGCTTATGAACAGACAACTTTCGCTTCACGAACTGGCCCGCCAGCTTCGCAATATGATCCGCACCGGAATTATCACTGAGGTCGACCTGAAAGCCGGGCGCTGCCGGGTGCAGACCGGCGGTATGGTGACCGACTGGCTACAGTGGTTAACCCACCGTGCCGGGCGTTCGCGCAGCTGGTGGGCGCCCTCCGTCGATGAGCAGGTGTTATTGCTCGCCGTCGGCGGCGAGCTGGAGACCGCCTTCGTTATGCCGGGGATTTATGCCAACGATCATCCGGCACCCTCCGCCTCGGCGGACGCCTGGCACGTCACTTTTCCCGATGGCGCGGTGTTTGAATATGAACCGCAGACCAGCGCCCTGAAGGTGAGCGGGATTAAAACTGCCGATATCACCGCGTCCGAGTCGATTACCGCCAGCGTGCCGCAAGTGCTGGTGAAAGCCGCGACGCGCATCACCCTCGATACGCCGGAAGTGGTCTGCACCAATAAGCTGATCACCGCCACGCTGGAGGTGCAAAAAGGCGGCACGATGAGCGGCAATGTAACCCACAGCGGCGGCTCGCTCACCTCGAATGGCAAAGTGCTGCATAGCCACCAACACCCTGGCGACAGCGGCGGTACCACAGGAGCACCTTTATGACAGCACGTTATTTCGGCCTCGATCGCACCAGCGGGCGCAGCCTGACCGACGTCGACCATATTCGCCAGAGCATCAGCGATATTCTGCGCACGCCGGTGGGCTCGCGCGTGATGCGCCGCGATTACGGTTCGCTGCTGTTCGATATGCTCGATCAGCCGCAGACCCCGGCGCTGGCGCTGCAAATTCAGGTGGCCTGCTATATGGCGCTGCTGCAATGGGAGCCGCGCATTACCCTCAGCGCGGTGACGGCCGAACGTCAGTTCGACGGCAAGATGGTGGTCAATCTGACCGGTCAGCTTGCCAGCACCGGCGAGTCCCTCTCTTTAACCCTTCCTGTGAGTTGATACCATGCCGATTATCGATCTGAGCCAACTGCCCGCGCCCGATGTTGTCGAGGCGCTGGATTATGAGCGCATCCTGGATGAGCGCAAAACTACCCTTGTTTCACTCTTTCCCGCCGACCAGCAGGAGGCCATCGCCCGTACGCTGGCGCTGGAGTCCGAGCCGCTGACTAAGTTTCTCGAAGAGAATGCTTACCGCGAAGTGGTCTGGCGCCAGCGCGTCAACGAAGCGGCCCGCGCGGTGATGCTGGCGTATGCCTCAGGCGGCGATCTCGATGTACTTGGGGCGAACTACAACGTGTCTCGCCTGATTATCACACCCGCAGACAATACGGCTATCCCACCTGTTGCAGCCGTGCTGGAAACGGACAGCGATTTTCGTCTGCGTATTCAGCAAGCACTGGAAGGTCTGAGTGTAGCCGGGTCGGTCGGTGCCTATGAGTTTCATGGCCGGAGCGCTGACGGACGCGTGGCGGATATCTCTGTCGTAAGCCCGGCGCCAGCCTGCGTCACTATTTCCGTCCTATCCCGCGACGGCAATGGTGAAGCATCACCCGATCTGCTCACAGCAGTTCGCAACGCGTTAAGTGGCGAAGATGTCAGGCCGGTAGCCGATCGCGTGACGGTACAATCAGCCAGTATCGTTGACTATCAGATCCGCGCTTCTCTGTTCCTTTATCCCGGGCCTGAACGCGAGCCTGTTCGTGCCGCCGCTGCAGCAAAACTGCGAGCCTATATTACGGCGCAGCATCGGCTCGGCCGGGATATCCGTAAATCAGCCATCTATGCAGCGCTCCATGTAGAGGGAGTACAGCGTGTAGAGCTTGCGTCACCAGCCGCAGATATCGTGCTGGATAAAACTCAGGCCTCTTACTGCTCTGATTTCAACATCGAGATTGGAGGTTCTGATGAGTAATTCGCGCTTGTTACCCGTGGGGTCAACCCCGCTTGAGGTGGCGGCGTCACGTGCCTGCGCGGTCATAGAAAATACGCCAATACCGCTGCGCAGATTGTGGAACCCTGATACCTGCCCGACAAACTTATTGCCCTGGCTGGCATGGGCATTTTCCGTTGACCGCTGGGATGAAGCCTGGCCGGAAAAGACCAAGCGCGACGTTATTCGCAGTGCCTATTTTATTCACTCTCACAAAGGAACCATCGGCGCGGTGCGGCGTGTCGTTGAGCCACTCGGCTATGTCATCAACATAATTGAGTGGTGGGAAAACAACGACCCGCCAGGTACGTTCCGCCTTGATATTGGCGTACTGGAAACGGGTATCACGGAGGAAATGTATAACGAGATGGAGCGGCTTATCACCGATGCGAAGCCTGCCAGCCGCCATCTCATCGGGCTCAATATCATTCAGGATGTTGCGGGATATCTCTTCGCCGGTGGGACACATTACGACGGCGACATTATTACGGTTTATCCGGGTTAAGCGAGAACAGCATGACAACGAAATACAGAACGGTAGTCACCACCGCAGGCGCGGCAAAATTTGCTGCTGCGCTTACACCAGGCGGTAAAAAAGTAAATATTACTGCGATGGC